AATACAGCAATTTGTTTTGTTGGATGGCGCGCTCGTGTAAAATGATGTCTATTCGCGCGGGTGAATGCCATACCATTTGCCATGCGACGGACCTTAAATGGACATCATGGCTTTCCGCCCATTCATCCTCGTTCCCGTGATGGTGGGGGCTGTCTTGGCCGAGGTGATGAGCGTGACAGAGCGGCACGGTCCAATAATCGCTTGCCTTAATCCCTCGGCCTTTGGGTTCCGGCCCCATCAGCAGGTGATGAACTTCAACCGGCCAAGCGCCGCACCCCGGAACGCAACACGCGTGCGTGGAAACGTGCGCCAAATGCGCGCGCGACCGGAACCGGCGATGCTTGGGGTTGGCGGTCATGTTGGCAATCCCCGGATAATTTCCAACGCTACCCGGTAAACTTCTCGGGCTTCCGTAATCGTGCGTATTTCGGCAGTGTGGTATTGCCTCCCTATTTTGTCGGATATTGCTTTATAAAGACTGCCACGGGTCATGCGCTTTCCTTTCCATATTGGATCAATAACTGCATGGATGTGGCCGCGCGCCTTGCGTAATTCAGGTGTCGGGATATTACCTAACGGCGAGGATTGCGGAGATTGGTGACAACCGACATAGTTGGCGCATCTGGCGCATCGCCAAAACAATTTAGTCGCTAAATCCGGCCTATGGGGATAAATCTCTGCGCCATTAGTCAACCGCGCCAAAGCGTCAGAAGAACATCCGCAGCAATAAATTGTCCGCGTATCGTTCATCCGATCACCTCGCGTCCAACTTCGATTGCGTGCCGCACACGCTCTCGCTGATCGGGGCGAAGTGTCCCGAGTGCCAACGCCAGCAATTCGTCATCCCCGCCGTCTACCGCTGCCCGTAGACCCATCATCTTGTCAGGGTCGGCGATCATCGCATCGGCTTTGCGTTCAGCGTCCGACCGCATTGTAGGGGCCGCATTAAAGATGCCTTGCTTGCGCATCAGTGCTTCGGCTTCGTCAATTTCTTCGCAAAACGTGCGTAGATGGCCTTCGAGTTTCATCAGGTAATCGTCGTCTGGGTTAAATTCGATCAACAGTTGCGGGCAGTCGGGATGGAACGAAAAAAAGTCCACGCGCGACAGGCCGCAGGTCAGGATTTGGAACTGCATTTGCGGTCGGTGCTTTTGTAGCGGACCTTCGTCCGATCCGTTCAAATGTTCAATCCAGCATCCAATGTGTTCTTTCGCGCCGGGGGCTTTGATCTCAAGCCCGATGCGCTTCTCCCCGAGCCAAAGCAGGCTGTCAGGGGAACACCCATAGGCGCGGTCATCAGTGGTCGCGAACCCGATCTTTAGCGGTTCGGCACCGACGATTTGACCGTATTCCTCGCGCGCCATCCCCTCCAAGACTTTGCCCCGATCAATGTGGGGCAGGTAGTCAATCGGCGTGGTGGCAGGCTCATTGAGCAACCGTTCGGCGACAAGCTCATACATATATTTCCGCCGACCTTTCGACAGATCGCCCTTGGCGGGGGTGATGATATCGCTCGCACGGGATGCCGTGGGGATGCCGAGACGGATAGAGTGCCAGCGTGCTGACCCTTGTTCGGCAAGGTCAAATTCGAGCCGCGCCTCGGGAATTTTCGCGGTTATCGCTTTCCATTCCGGGCTTTGAGGATCGTATCCCAACCAAATTCGCATCGGCTCAATCTTTCTTGGCTGATTTTTGGCGCATGATGGTGTCGATCCGGTTCATCAACCGGACAAAACTTTCGGCGGGGACCATCTCGATCTCCATCACGTCGGTATGCGCGCCGAGGAATTGACCGAGCGGGATTTTGGCTTCTTCCAGTTTGGCGAGCAACTGTCCAACATGTTCATCCGACACGCGCTTGATCTCGCCAGTCAGGTGTTTGGCGTCGTCGTCATCTTCCTCGGTGACAATGTTTAACGCCAGCGTAGCGGCCCCACGCTGTCCGTATGAGGCAGACGAACGATAGGCTTGCGCGTTGTTTTTTCCTCCCGACGTGTCGAGGGGAACGTAGAACGGTTCGCCGGTTTCCGTATGCCCATCAATGTGGCGCAACACCGCGCAGATGCCCAACCCGCCGCCGTCGCCTGTCCGTTGGACATTCTTAAACGACAACGCGAACCCGTGATCCGACAAGATCGGCTGGATACCCTCCATCAGCGTTTCCCATCGCGCGTATGACGCGATCTTGCGCATTGGGCCATCCGGCTTGTTTTTATCGACGGGGTATTGAAGTGTGCCATCCCGCTTAATGCGTGGCAGTTGGCTTTGCATCGCAACAAACGCACGCGAGAAAGCCCGCTCCGCTTGGCGGTTCTCCATGGTGGTTTGCAGTCCCGCCAACTGCTCCAACGCCGCCACCTTTTCGCCCGTCATATCGCCCGACATGACGAGCTGCGTCATCAGCGACAGAACCATAGCTGCGTCGTTTGTGGGGGCGCTGGGCACCGTCTCAGGCGGTCGGATGGCCACATCGCCAGCCGTTTGGATCATCGGCGGCAGAGAACTCAGCGTCTCGGTTTGGTCGATGTCGCTCATTTGTTATCCCCTCGTTGTCCGGTGGACCACTGCCGCAGATCGACCACTTCGCAGCGTTCGGCCAATTTCCGCAGCGTGAACACATTCCCCGCAATCTCGGCCAGCGCTGGCGGCAGGTGCTCCAGCATCCGCAGCGTGTGCGGTGGTAGAGCGTCGAAATCACCGTTTTGGATCATCGCGGATATTTGGTTCGCCGCATTCAAGATGCGGTTGTCCGCTGGAATGTCGTCGCGGGCAGTTTCGTAGGCGGCATACACCGCGTTACGGGCTGATGGAGAACGGAATTGATAGACGGTCATGCTCCGCGATCTCCCAACCCGTTGTGGTCTTTGACAGCGATCCCCGCGTTGGTGGCGGCAGCGCGGCAGTCGGCGGGGATCGGCGTGCATCGGGCAATGGACAGCGCCAACGCCACATCAACATCGGTTGAACTCGGGTAAACCGTCACAACGCCGCCGTCGTGAGCGGCAAACACAGCTTGGTTAAGCGCGTTCGCCGCAGTTACCGCCTCAGCCGCTGTTCGTTCATAGCTCCAGCCAGCCTGTTGGAACACGGTCGGCAACCGGATAATCAGAGATAGAGGGTTCATTGTGCGTCATCCTCGGTGGTTTGTGGATCAGGCCAACTGCGCGCAATCAGGTGCATATCGACGGCGATGCGCAGAAAATCGCGGGTTAGCGCCAACTGGTGCTTGGCCTGTCGCCGCCGTGATGCGTCGTCTTGCGTAACCGGCTTGCCATGCCTGTCAGACGACACGTAAACCGATTGCGCGCTTTGCTCCGGCGTCATCGGCGGCTCCATCCGTGACAGGTAAAGCCGGAAATTCAATTCCTCCACCGTCTCTAACGGGATGTTAGCCGATGGGTGCCGCGTGCGCGGCTTGGTGTCGGTCATTATTGCGTGCCTCGTGCCTGTGTAAATTCCGCCTCAGCCGCACGCACGTCGCGTTCAACGTCTGCGACGGCTTCTGACAATTCGTCATCAAACGTTGACCGCCAATCGGCGTAATGCTCGGTGCATAGATATCGGTCATCATAGTGCCCATCGGGTCCGGGGTTCTGTCGGCAGTCAACTGCCGCATACCGATTGCATTTGGGGTGCTGGCACTCGGCGATAACCTCGCCAGTCCCGTCGCAATCGTCGCACCGCAGTCGCTTGGTATGTGACGTCCAATCAGCGGCGAACGTCGCAAGCGGGACTTCCTTCCAGCCTTCACCGTCGCACGCCGCACACGGGCATTTGACGACGGCGCTCATTGGCATATCTCCTTTGGTTCGTGAGGCGTTCCGCCGTAAACAAGCCGATTATAAATATTCCGGCACGCCGCTTCCGTTGGGATGTTAGTCACCAATTCACCAATGCCCATCCGTTGAAAATGGCGCTGTTCGATCACTGGTAAATCACTGAAAAACCACCCTCGAACTGAGAATTCGCTCGCCAAATATCCGCAGATAGCAGATACACGTTGCTGACCATCTAAAAGCCATTGGTCGCACATATTGTCATGGGTAGTCTGGTTCCAAACAATAGAACCAATCGGTAGACCCATGTAAATACTTTCAATCAATCTAGACTTTTGAATTATCGTCCAAACAAGGCTACGCTGAAATGGCGGAACGATAAAACGTCCTAAATGTCGTTCACCATTAGATAATGGCCGAATATAATCCTCGTGAGGCATGGCAATGCCGGAAACACTACATTGCCCTCCCGACCCGAAAACAACGCGCTCAGGCATCATCCGGCGTCCAGTCGCGCCGCTCATTGTCCAATGCTCCGTTCATAGGCCAGCATTTCTTCGGCAGTGGGATCAAACCGCGCGGTCAGACTGGTAAATGCCGCGTTAAACGCCGCATCGTAAACTGACAGAACATCCGCGCCGGGTTTCTGTGCGGCATCCCATGCAGCTCTTGAAGCGGCGATATTTGCTCCAAACTTATGGTCCTTGGTTTTTTTAATTGCCTTGCCCATTGAGGCTCCCATTCGGGCAATGTAGGCGTTGAACGCGTTATCTGCCGCTTGCGTCTCTATCCCTTTATATGCATCCAACTTTGTCATCGGTTCGTCTCCATTTGCTGACGTAAGATTGCCGGATGGGCAAACGTCCGTCAACCGATAATTTGTCAGGCCAGCAAAAATAGGTTGACGGTTCGGCATCGCCTTGCCAATCTTTGGATATGAACCTGACAGAATATCTCCGAGGGATCGGGATGACCTACGTTCAATTTGCCGAGATTTCCGGCTTTGACGTGTCGCAAATCAGCCGGTGGGCGCGATTAGAGCGTCCGCCATCATTGGCGCAAGCCAAGCAGATTAAGGACGCAACAGATGGGCAGGTGTCCTACGAGGATTTTGTGCCCGACAAACCATGAACCGAGGGGAGCGAACATGACAAAAAACACAGGATGGCGAGCCAGCATTGAAGCGCGCGATGAACGCATCATTGCCCATCACAAGTCAGGCAAAAGCCGCGCTGAGATATTTAAGGCGATGACCGATGAGGGATACACGCTAACGCTTTACGCTCTCGACGACCGGGTGTCCAAATTTCGGAAAATGGGCAGGCTTCCTGAATATCTGCCGCCCGTCCCTGATTACGCGTTGTATCCGGCGCAGCGGAATGATGCTGGTAAACTGGTGCTGTGTAAGTCAGACGTGGAGTTTGACCGGCGTATTGCCCAATTTGTTGCCGACAAAACGCCGCATCGCGACATAGCGGCGGCGCTTGCAGCCGATGGCGCGCCCCGTTCGATCAAGGCCATTGAGGCGGTCATTAAGCGCTTGCGTCTGTCAGGAGATATCCCACCACCTGACAAGACCGTTGCGCGAATGAAGCGCGTTGAACGTCATGATGAAGATGTGCAGCCGCAGGTATCGACCGAGGCGATGCGCCGATGCCTTGGAGGGTGCTCTTCAATGTTCCTGTCGTTTGGGCCGGGGAACCGCATTTGCGACGATTGCCTAGGCCACACAGCGTTTATCTGCGCTGGCGTTGATCACCGCTTCGCTGGCTCCGGCCTGTAACCCCAAGGACGCTAAAATGGCAAAAACGGTTATAATCAGGTGGAAAAACGTTCCGCCGATTTCAGACCAGTTGCGCGGGCAACTGCGGTCGGCAACGGGGACCACATACGTTAGCGACGTGTCAGGCTCCCCCCGCATGTTTTGTGGGTTACGAGTTGTGACGCACGTCGAACCGCCGCCGCCGTTTCCCGCTGGGATGAAAGAATGACGATGCAAGTTTCAGCCGAAGACGTGGGGCACATTCACGACGCCCTAAACAACCGCCGCCGCACGGCAACGTCGGACGAAGTGGCAACCGACCGGCTACGCTCCATTGTGGACCGCATTGAGCGGTTGGAGGAGGAACGCTCAAACCTAGTGGCTGATATTAAAGACATTTACGCGGAGGCTAAATCCGCAGGTTTCGACGTGAAAGTTCTTCGCCAACTGATCTCGCTGCGCAAAAAGGACGATGCCGAGGTCGCGGAAATGGAAACGCTGCTTGATGTCTATAAGCGCTCGTTGGGAATGTGATGCGGTCGCTGTCGTTTGTCCTCCCATTCGCGACCGAAAGCCTGAACGTCAGGGACCGGAAACATTGGGCAGTGAAGCGCAGCGACAAAACGCGACTGGCCAACGAGGTGATGGTTGGGATTGGGGGGCCGCGCTATTTCCCCCACCCACCGTTTGCCCGCGCTCGGATTACCGTGGAGCGGTGCAGCGCCGGGCGACTAGACCCTGACAATTTGGCGGCGTCATGCAAGGGGTTACTTGACGTGCTTTGCGCGCCATCCCCGACGCATCCCAACGGTCTAGGGATCATCGATGACGACACATCCGACCATATTGAGTTGGTGTTGCGGCAATCGCCAGCGCCTCGCGGGGCTGGATCAACATTGGTGACGGTCGAAGAACTGCCCGGCGCGGTGACGCATAAACCCAAACTCCGGACCCGATCCGCGCTTGCGTCGAGCGCATAACCGGGCGCTAATACCAGCCCGGAAGCGGCTGGAAGCAAAGGAAACCACATGGACCAACGATACCAACCGCGCACGGATAGCCCGTTGCTCGGTGCGAGCCTGCGACTTCCCCCGGCCAACATCGAGGCGGAACAGGCTCTGCTCGGGGCAATCATGTCCAACTCCATCGCCTATGACCGGGTGGCATCGTTCCTAACGCCCGCGCATTTTGCCGATCCGATCAACGTCCGAATTTTCCACGCCATTCAGCGCCGAATTGAAGCTGGGTTAATTGCTGATGCCGTCGCGCTCAAGGCCGAATTTGAAAACTCTGGCGTGCTCGATGACGTCGGCGGGACGCGCTACCTCGCGCAACTTATGTCCGCGATGGTCGGCATCATTAACGCCACGGAGTATGGCCGCGCGATTTACGATTGCTGGCTTCGGCGGGAATTGATCCGCGTTGGAACCGCGATGGTCGAAAGCGCGTTTGGTATTGACGAGGCGGTAGACGGGGCCGCGACGGCTACGCGAGCGGCAGATGATATCGACCTGCTTGTATCCCAGGCGTCGCCAGGAACGGTTCAACGGCGTGGGAACGTCCAATTTGCCGATGCCGTCCATGAGGTCATCGACCGCATGGAAGATGTGGCAGCGGGCCGCGTTGGTCGCCTGATAAGCACCGGATTGCCGTGCCTTGACCGTGTGATGGGCGGTGGCATAGGGCCAAACACCCTTAATTATATGGTCGGCGCTTCCGAAGGCGGGAAGACAGAACTTGCTTTACAGATTGCCGAGGGGGTGGCGGCGAACGCCCGACAGGGGTGGCTAGACCAGGGGACAAAAGGGATGTGCCCCTGCGTGCTTTATATCTGCCTTGGGGACATGACGGCTCAACAGATGGCCACACGATCCGCCGCGAGGCTTGCAGCCGTCCCACGCCGCGTTATCGCCCGTGGTGACGCGGATATGGATCAAGCGGAACGTGTGCTGATTGCTCGGAACGCCGCCGCAGAAATTCCGATTGAATTTTCAGACACGGGCGCGTCAACCGTTGGGCGGGTGCTCGGGGATATCCGCAGGGTCCAATCCCGCCGTCCCGTCGCACTAGTCATCGTGGACAATTTTTCGGACTTTCTTTCGGTCGCGCCGCACCAGATGTTCGGGACTGCCGTAGCGTCGGCTAAAGCATTAAAAGACCAAGGCGCGAAGGACATGAACGTGTGCATTCTCGTGCTGATGCACACGAATTCCTCGCGGGAAAAAGACGCCAAGGGCGCGCGCCCGACGCCGCAGGATATTCCGTGGAACACGAAAATTCACGCTCACTTTGCGTTCGGGGTTTACCGCCCGTTTTTATACCTAGACCCATCCCCGCCCGAGGAACCTGACACGCTCAACGATAAAGGCCGGGAAGTGCTCGCAAAGATTAGGCGGAAATGGGCCGAGGCCCGTGACCCATACCCCAACGGCGTGCGAAATGTAACAGAGATTATCCCGATGAAAATGCGGGAGGCGGACGACGACGGGCGGGATATCGGTATATTAACGTTTGACAGACTGGCAAATAGGTTTCACGATATGGGGCCTAAAAACGACCAACGGAACCAATACTAAAAACAAGGAGAACGAGCTTGTCGGACTATGCTCAATTTTTAGAGGGGAAGGCTCAGGTTGGAACTAACGACGGGTTCCGCATGAACTTTTGCCCAGATGGTATGAAAGATTTTCAAACCTCTCTTACGGAATGGGCGGTGTTGAAAGGCCGGGGCGCAATCTTTGCCGACTGCGGCCTTGGCAAAACGCTGATGCAACTGACCTGGGCGGAAAATGTGGTCCGCCACACTAACCGACCCGTGTTGATTTTAGCGCCCTTGGCTGTAACTGGTCAGACTGTGGCCGAGGCGCATAAATTTGGGATAGAGGCGAGGGTGTCGCGCGACGGGACAGTGCACCCCGGCATCACGGTCACAAACTACGAGCGGTTGCATTATTTTGACCCTGACGCGTTTTCTGGATCGGTGTGTGACGAAAGCTCAATCCTGAAATCGTTTGACGGGGTTCGCCGGTCGCAGATCATGGAATTCATGCGACGCCAGCGGTATCGCCTTCTGTGCACGGCGACAGCCGCTCCAAACGAATACATTGAACTGGGCACCAGTAGCGAGGCGCTGGGCTACCTTGGCCATATGGACATGTTGTCCAGGTTTTTCAAAAATGACCAAGGGAACTCTATCAAAGCAAATGTCATCCGGCATCGCGGGAAATCGTTTGCACAATTGGATGAGGCGGCAAAGTGGCGGTTCAAAGGCCATGCGGCGGTGCCGTTTTGGAAGTGGGTTTGCTCGTGGGCACGCGCCACACGAAGACCTTCCGACCTTGGTTTCAGCGATGCCGAATTTGCATTACCGCCGTTGGTTGAGCGTCAACATTTTGTGGACACTACTCAGTTGCCGGATGGAATGTTGTTTGCGCTTCCTGCCGTGGGGTTACATGAGCAGCGCGAGGAGCGGCGAAGGACGCTGCCGGATCGATGCCGGGCCGCTGCGGAGTTGGTCAACAGCACGGGCAAGCCCGCTATCGTGTGGTGCCATTTGAACGACGAGGGCGATCTATTGGAGCGGTCTATTCCAGATAGTGTTCAGGTGTCGGGAAAAGACAGCGACGACATGAAGGAGGAAAAGTTTGCCGCATTCCTGTCCGGTCAGGCTCGGGTTTTGGTGACGAAAGGCAAGATCGGCGCATGGGGGTTAAACTTTCAACACTGTGCTCATTCCGTGTCGTTTCCGACGCACTCGTTCGAGGAGTATTACCAGGGCATAAGACGGTGTTGGAGGTTCGGGCAAAAGTTACCCGTAATCTCGGACATCATCACAACCGAAGGTGAAAAGTCTATTCTTTCCAACCTACAGCGTAAAAGCATTGCGGCAGACCGGATGTTCTCGGAACTGGTCACCTACATGAACGATGCTATTGCGGTGGACCGTTCAATTCAGTTTAATCAACAAGAGGAGATGCCGTCATGGCTGTAATTGACCAACAAATAACCCCACGGTTTGCAATCTATAATGGCGATTGCATCGAGGTTATGATGAAAATGCCATCCGCTTCGATTGGGCTTTCTTGTTATTCCCCGCCATTTGGAGGGCTTTTTCAATATTCTAGTTCCGACCGGGACATATCCAATTGCTTGGATTACGACGAATTTTTCCGGCATTATGAGTTTGTCGTGAAGGAACTTGCCCGGTTGACGATGCCGGGCCGTCAAACGGCGGTGCATTGCATGGATGTGCCCAGCGGGAACAGCGGGACCGATCATTTGATCGATTTTCCGGGGGACATCATCCGGTTGCATGTCAAACACGGGTGGAAGTTCATTGCCCGATATGCGGTGTGGAAAGAGCCTTTAGCGGTTCGTAACCGGACTATGGCAAAAAACCTTGCGCATCGGTCTCTTGTCGAGGATAGCAGCCGGTGCAGCGTGGCATCGGCGGATTATCTTTTGGTGTTTCGTCGTGATGGCGAAAACAAAATTCCCATCACGCATCCCATCGGCCTAACCGAGTATGCCGGTGAGCGGTTGCCGCCCGCGAACATTCTGAAATATCGAGGGTGGACGGGAAACCAAATTGAAAACCGATATTCTCATTGGATTTGGCGGCAATACGCGTCGGCATTCTGGGATGACATTCGCATCGGTCGAGTGCTGCCGTTCCTGTCGGCCAAAGACGAGGATGATGAAAAGCACGTTCATCCGCTTCAATTGGACGTTATCGAGCGTGTGGTGACGTTGTGGAGCAACCCGAACGAAATCGTGCTTACGCCGTTTATGGGTGTTGGTTCCGAGGTTTATGGGGCTGTCAGGCTTGGACGCCGTGGCATCGGGATTGAATTGAAGCCTACCTATTACCGACAGGCGACCAAAAATATGGCAACTGTCGATGATCCGGTTCCCGAGGAACTCCCGTTGCAGTTTGAACGGGATGCTCATTTCCCTGATATGGACGAAACTTCCGATTGATCCAACTGCCGCCGGTCGGAAGGCTGGCGGCACCACGGAGGATGAAATGAGCGGACAAACCGCCGGACAGATGACGTTTTTCGCGCCAGTTCAACCGAGGCCGCGCTTGACCGATGCGCAGATATGCGCGGAGTTTGACGAGACGTTTTGGCCTGCGTGGCGGGCGAAAATGCACCGACCAAACAACCCGCGTCAAACGGCCATACAAGCGTTCCACAAGGCGCGGCGCACGGCATCGCTTGACGACATAATGGATGGGCTGGAAAACACGGTAGCGGCACCAGACCCTACCATGCGGCCCATGGCGGCAACGTGGCTTAACCAACAGAGGTATCGTGACGAGCCTCCGACTGACCTATCAGCCGATCCGTGGGGGCTTGATGAGTTTTTGGCAGGGCTGCCCGACACAGACGGCTTATCCGCCGCCTCATACGAGGCTGGGTGGCTCGGATGGGTCCTTGCGGCTACTGGGTGGCCTATGACATGGCGAGGCGACCTAGCGCCGCTCAATGCGTGGCTGATGGCAGGCTATCAGCCGGTCAGCATAGCAGCGGTAATCCGAGGCGCTGTCGCTGATCACGGGACACGATCAAGGTTAGCAGCGTTTGACGGCATCGTGCGCGTTCGGGCTGATTGCATTGATTTAACGTGAGGATTGAGAATGGGAACAGTTTGGCATACCGACGAAACACGCGACCGGCTTCGGGAATTGTGGGGCCAAACGCCAAAACTAACCGCTACCCAGATCGGTGACGCGATGGGGTTGACCAAAAATGCCGTCATTGGCCTAGCTCATCGGCTTAATCTTCCATCGCGACCTAACCCGTCAAAGCATCGCGATCCGGCTGACGCGTTTAAGCCTAAGCGCCATTATGTGCC